CACGGTACTGAAGTTGGTGGAAGCTTGAAGGTGCTGGCCCAGTACTACGACCTTGGCGAGAAAGGCACAGAGGTTCACAACTTCATCAACTATTTCCGCAAGGACTTCAGCGAAGAAGAGCTTGCCGCCTACGGCAAATACTGCGAGAACGATGTGGCTTTGACTTGGGCGTTGTTCAACGCGATGAGCGCTGGCTTCCCGCCGACTGAGTTGCGACTGATTGATCTGACAATCCGTATGTTCACCGAGCCAGTGTTGCAGTTGGGCGGGGATATGCTTAGGATGCACCTGCTGTGGGAGCGCAAGCGCAAGGAAGAACTGCTGAACAATTTCAGCAAAGACGACTTGATGAGCAACGAGAAGCTCTCGGGCATATTGATCGCGCTAGGCGTTACACCCCCAACAAAGATTAGCCCCACCACTGGGAAAGAGACCCTTGCTTTCTCTAAGACAGACGAAGCGTTTAAAGCCCTGCTTGAGCATGAAGACCCTAATGTGCAAGCGGTGGTGGCGGCGCGGCTTGGCACAAAATCAACCATCGAGGAAAGCAGGACTGAACGCTTTATCGGCATCGCTAGTCGAGGTGCTCTCCCTGTGCCGCTTAGATACTACGCTGCCCACACAGGGCGCTGGGGCGGTGACGACAAGGTGAACCTGCAAAACCTGCCGAGAAACTCACCCTTGAAGAAAATGATTCTCGCGCCTGATGGCTACCTGATGATTGACTCGGACTCATCTCAAATTGAAGCTCGAACGCTGGCGTGGCTGGCTGGGCAAGACGACTTAGTGGAGGCATTTGATCGTGGCGAAGACGTTTACAAAATCATGGCGGCGGCAATTTATGGAATCCCGATTACCGAGATCACCAAGGAACAGCGTTTCGTCGGCAAGACTACGATTCTTGGTGCAGGCTACGGCATGGGGGCGGCGAAGTTTAAAGCACAACTTAAAAATTTTGGTGTTGAGGTTACGCTTGAAGAAGCAAAGCGAATCATTGATACGTACCGAAGTACTTACCCGAAAATTGCTGCTCTCTGGCGCTCTGCGGGGAAAGCGTTGGAAGCGATTGTCAGGGGGCAGACGACGACTCTGGGTCGGGGTGGGGTCTTAAAGATTGAGGGCAAGGACGGCATCAAGCTGCCCAATGGCCTGTACATCCGATACCCCAACCTACGCAGCAAAGCCGATGATGACGGCAAGATTGAATTGGTCTACGATACCAAGCGTGGCAAAGCTGTCATCCCTAACCGCATCTACGGCGGCAAGGTGATTGAGAATGTGTGCCAAGCCTTAGCGCGTATCGTGATCGGCGACCAGATGTTGCTCGTTGCCAAGAAGTACCGAGTCGTGATGACTGTGCATGACGCGATTGCGTGTATCGTCCCCGAGGCTGAAGTTGAACGTGCGCAAGAATACGTAGAGATGTGCATGAAGATTCGCCCAGCTTGGGCACCCGAGTTACCCCTTAACTGCGAAGCCGGACACGGCAAAAGCTACGGAGATTGTTGATGAGTATTGTTTGGTCTTACAGCAGCTTGAAGACATTTCAGCAGTGTCCCAAGAAGTACTACCACACCAAGGTAGCCAAGGACATTAAAGAGCCTGATACCCAAGCTACGTTGTACGGCAAGCAAGCGCACACCGTGGCCGAGGAGCATGTAAGGGACGGTGCGCCCGTGCCGCCTGCGTTTGACTACATGAAGGGTACGCTGGACGTCCTCAACAAAATCGAGGGCGAGAAACACTGCGAGGTCAAACTTGGTTTGACGAAAGACTTGCAAGCCTGCGACTTCAGCGCAAAGAATGTGTGGTGGCATGGCATCGCCGACTTGGTTGTGCTCAACAAAGACAAAGGGCTTGCACACTCGGTGGACTACAAGACCAGCAAGAGCGCACGGTACGCGGACGTCAAACAACTTGACCTTGTGGCAGTCGGCATCTTCGCCAAGTTCCCCGAGATTCAACGGGTGAAGTCTGGCTTGGTCTTTGTGGTGAGCAAAGAATTCGTAAGAGCCGAGCACCACCGGGAGATGATTCCTAAATATATGGAGAAGCCAGCGCAAGACGTTGCGCGTATCGAAGCAGCATTACAAAACGGGGTATGGAACCCCGTACAAGGCCCACTGTGCAAATTCTGTGCGGTGAAACAATGTGAGTACAACCGGAGCTAACCATGAATGAAATGACAAACCAAGAAACCGATACCGCGCTGATCTTAGAAAACGAACTCAAGCGCCGTGTGCGCGAGGTAGCGGGGGAGCTGGTTCGTAGCGTTGTGAGGGATGTGATGGCGCAAGAACTTCAAAAGCAAAAAGAAAATATGCTCTTGGAAGTTAGCTTGGCAGTCGGTAAGATGTTGCGTGTGATCGAGGAAGAAGGCCGCAGACCCCTGTGGGAAGCAACACCCGAGGAGTTCGGCTTGACCGCAAAAGACTTAAACACTCACATGATTGGAAAGGAATTACCAGATGCCTTACGTGAAAAAGACGTTTAAGCCAAAGGCTTGTGCGACATGCGAGGGTGGGTTTGTGCCTAAAGTTGGAACTCAAAAGTATTGCTGTATTGCTTGCAAACGTAAAAACTATAAAGCAGCGGGTGGGGTTGAATCTACTGAACGACAATACGCATTGATTAGCGGGAATTGGGAAAAGTACTTTGCAAGGCTATGTACTAAAGCATTTCGTAGGGACGAACTTACAAAAGCCGACTGCCTTGCGCTGCTAAAAACCCAAGAATATCGTTGCGCCCTTACGGGGGTGGAACTTACATGCAGTTTAGAAAAAGGTGTTGTATGCAAAACAAACGCAAGTATTGACCGTATAGACCCAAAAGGTCCTTACGCAAAAGAAAATGTGCAGCTTGTCTGCGCTGTGATTAACAAATTTCGTATTGATACCCCTCTGGGGGAATTCATTGATTGGTGTAAGAAAGTGAGTGAATATGCCGTACGTAAATAAACCACGTCCTTATCGTAAGGAGTACAAACAGCAAGTTGAACGAGGTGAACATGAGACAAGAATGGAGCGCCAACGCGCCCGAAACGAGATGGACAAACGCGGCATTGACCGTACTGGCAAAGACATCGACCATGTGGTTCCCCTCAGCAAAGGCGGAAGTAACGCTAAGTCGAACCTTAAACTCAAAGCGCCCAGTGCCAACCGTTCGTTTAGCCGCAACTCAGACCACACCGTCAAGGTGAACAAGCCAAAGAAAAAATGAACTTATCAGAATACAACTGGCCTAGACCCCTAGGCTTCACACCGTTCGAGCATCAGAAGACAACAGCAGAGTTTTTGATTGGCAACCGTAAAGCCTTTTGCTTCAACGAGCAAGGTACGGGTAAGACCGCATCAGTGATTTGGTCAGTGGATTATTTGATGCAGCTTGGCCTGATTCGCCGAGTGCTTGTGATTTGCCCGTTGTCGATCATGAAGGCTTCTTGGCAGCAGGACTTGTTCAAGTTCGCTATGCACCGCACGGTCTCTGTGGCCTACGGCGCGGCCAAGAAACGTAAAGAGATCATCAACGCTGGAGCCGAGTTCGTCATCATCAACTTCGATGGGGTCGGCATCGTCAAACAAGAGATCATGGCTGGCGGCTTTGATTTGATCGTGGTCGATGAAGCCTCTGCCTACAAGAACCCGCGCACCGAGCGCTGGAAAGATTTGCGTGACCTAACAAAAGTTATCAAGGGCTTGTGGATGCTCACAGGTACACCGGCGGCGCAATCGCCTGTGGATGCTTACGGACTGGCAAAGTTGGTCAACTCAAAGGGGGTTCCTCCGTTCTTCGGCCAGTTCAGGGACTCCGTGATGACGAAGGTGGGGATGTACAGGTGGGTTCCGCGCCCCGAGGCCAAGCACATCGTCCACACCATCTTGCAGCCAGCCATTCGGTTTGAGAAGAGCCAATGCCTTGACCTACCACCTGTGACGTTCATTGACCGCCATGTGCCTTTGACCGCGCAGCAACTGGGGTACTACAAGCTTCTGGCTAAGCAAGCACTCATTGAAGCAGCGGGGGAGGAAATCTCTGCGGTCAACGCCGCCGCACAGGTAAACAAACTGCTGCAAATCTCATGCGGGTCGGTGTACACCGATGCTGGCGAGGTGGTGGACTTCGATGCAAACAACCGACTCAACGCTGTGCAGGAAGTCATCGAGGAGACAAGCAACAAGGTGTTGGTGTTTGTGCCGTTCACGCACACCATCGAGTTACTCCAAAAGCATTTGGAAAAGAACAACATTGCGTGTGATGTGATTAATGGTGCAGTCAACCCCAATCGCCGCGCCGAGATCGTTAGGATTTTTCAATCGCAGCCCAACCCCAAGGTGCTTATCATTCAGCCGCAAGCTGCGTCCCACGGGCTTACCCTGACTGCCGCCGACACAATCATTTGGTACGCTCCCTGCACCAGCGTGGAGACCTACCTGCAAGCCAATGCGCGTATTGACCGACCCGGCCAAGTCAACCCAATGACCATCGTGCATATCATGGGCAGCAGTGTGGAGTCAAAGCTGTACAAGCTGCTGCGCACCAATGTCTCAAACCACAACGAGATCATTGACCTGTACCGCGAAGAAATTTTAGAAAATAAATTACAAACAGTTTGACAATGTCAAAAACTGTGGTATAGTCCCTCACACAACAACCAACTGGAGCTAACAAATGTCAGATGTGAACGAAGAAGTTCAGGGCGAAGCGCCCTCTACTCCAAACCTAGACGGCCTTGCAAAGGTCTACCTCAAAATCCGTGACGCCAAAGACGCGCTCACATCACAGTACAAGCAACAGGTAGCCGAGTTGGATGAGCAACTTCAAGTGCTCGGCAATGAAATGCTTGAAACCTGTAAAGAAATGAATGCCTCAAGCATTCGCACCCCACATGGCACTATCGTTCGTTCCGTCAAGTCACGGTACTGGACAAACGATTGGGATTCGATGTATCAGTTCATTAAAACGAACGATGCGTTTGGCCTGCTGGAGAAACGACTTCATCAAACAAACATGAAAGAGTTTCTCTCTGAGAATCCAGATGTTCAACCCATTGGCCTCAATGTGGAGAACGAGTTCACCGTGGTAGTTAGACGTTCCAAAGGAAATTAAGATGAGCAACCTCACAATCTTGAATCAAGACCTCCCCGACTTTCTGCAACAAGCAGGCGTTAGTGAGCTGACAAAGCAACTCGCTGGCCGTAGCGGAGTCAAACGTATCGTGCCCAAAAACGGCATCTTCCGTAAGGTAGTCGGCGGCGAAGAAATGGGCAAGGTCAAAGGCAACTTGGACGCGATCATCGTGAGCGCTTCTCCCAAAGTCGGTCGTATCTTCTACGCAAAGCAGTGGACACCCGACTCTGAGCCGACTGCACCCGATTGTTTCTCCAACGATGGCCAAGGCCCTGACGCTGGTTCGGCTAACCCCCAATCTGATCGCTGCGATTCTTGCCAACAAAACATCAAAGGTTCGGGCCAAGGCAATTCCAAAGCCTGCCGCTACTCCCAACGTCTGGCACTCGTGCTGGTCGAGGACTTCGGTACATCGCTTGAAGGCGAGGTCTATCAAATGAACTTGGCTTCCAAGTCATTGTTCGGCGATAGCACTACGGACAACGCCCATACGTTCAGCAACTACACCAAGTATTTGGCCAACAACGGCAAGAGCTTGGACTACGTTGTGACGACCATGAGCTTCAACGAAGACAACGACAACCAATCCGTGTTGTTCACCCCTGCGCGTTTCATCAACCAGCAGCAATACGCTGTCACTTCCAAAGTGGCTGCAAAACCTGAAGTTCAAAAGCTGGTTGTGATGACGCCCTACCA